CCTGCACCATCGTGGCCGAGGGCGGGAAATCGTAGACGCGCAGTCCGTAGTGCTGGATCACCGCATCGGCGAACCGATACTTGTGCGGCTGCCAAGGCTCGCGGTGGAAGACAACCGGCAGGTCATCGCGGTGCCGCCGCACCAAGTCCAGCACCACCATGCTATCCTTGCCAAACGAGCAGGCGATGCACGGATTGCCAAACTCAGCGAGCGACTGCTCGATGAGCCGGTGGGCGTAGGAGACTTTGTCTTCGTAGGTCATTAGAAAGAGGCGCCTGCGATAGCCATGCCAGCACCGGAGGCGATGCCGCCGCCGATCCCGCCAAACATCCCCATCATGCCCGCGTTCTGCGAGGCACCGGCTTGCATTGCTGCGGCCTGCATGGCGGCGTTATTGTTGAGCACAGCATTGCGGTTGGAGGCCAGCATGTTGGTATTGAAGCTGGCCACGTTGCCACTTTGCTGAAGCGAGTTGCGGAAGATGTCGCTTACCTGAACCTGCGAAGTGCGCAGCGTGTCGCCGCCGAGACCGAAGGCGGGTCCGAGCGCCTGACGATACGGATCAGTTTCCATATACATCCCGCTGAGACCAATCCGCCGCTGCCTGCGCGCAAGATCCATCTGGTTGACGTTGGCCGCAAACCCACGGCGAGCATCTTCGGTTCCAAGGAAATACTGCTCGGCGCCCATAGCGAACTGTCGGCGCTGGTCTTGGCGTTGGCGACCAGCGGCATCTCGGTTGAGAATCTCTGCGCCCGCCGCAGCGTTGCCTGTTGCCATGCCGCGAGCGGCAAAAGCCCCGCGGGCTGCTTGCGTTGCATTGCGCTGTTCCTCTGGAGAGAGCGATTGGCCAAGGGCCAGCTCCCTTTGCGCGTCATCTCGGAGTTGCTGTTGGATCGCCGTTGGACCGGCCAGTAGATCGCCAAGCCCGCGCCGTTGCAGCTCGCCCTCAATGGCGCTTGGGCGAGAAGCGGCAGAAAGCTCCGAGCCGATGACGCCTCTGGTCTTGGCCAAGTATTTATTGTTCAGCTTACCGGCGAGCTGGTCGGCGGTGCCGAACTGCATGCGGATATACTCAGGGTATAGCCGCTTGATTGCCGCTTCCTCGGCGGCAGATTGTGCTTGAGCCACGCGAATACTCGCATTGGCCATCTTGTCGTAATTGATTGGTGCTGGCGCCGGTGGCAACGGTTGCGGCGCTGGCATGCTTGGTGATCCTCCCATATTATTGTCCTCCTGTTTTGCTAATTAGTTTCTCCCAATAGTATACTCGCGGCTCCAAGCTCCCCCTGCGGCACCAAGCCACATGCTGCTGCGGATGCGGCGCCACGCGAAGGCACTCCCGCACAGGGTTTGTGCCATCAGCGCCAGCAGCCAGAGTGACGAACCAAGTGTTAGGCTCGCCGCTTTCAAAGTTTTGCTCCTCCGCGTTCCACCGGCAGGCTTTGGCCAGCATGAAGCACTCTGGGCTGTTCCACACATAGCCCGCCGACAGATGCTCGCCGACTGCTTCCCAGAAGTCTTGCGTCGAGTGCTCGTCCCACCATGCTTTTGCTTTTTGCCATGGCAGCATTAGTGCAGATCGGTCCATGCCGTGTTGGTGCGGACTTGGAGTTTGTTCGTTGATGAATTGTAAAGGACCAGGCCAGCGGTCGGGCTGGTGATTGCGTCCCGCTGGGCGGTCGTCATCCGCGGCGGGAGGAATCCCTGCGTTGTGCTGGTCACATCGAGGGCCGCTTTGGCGTCCGGTGTGGCCGTGCCAAATCCCCCGGCACCGGTGGTCACGACATTCTGCGCCCCAAAGTTCGGCGACACCTTGCTGCCCGCGATGGCGGCTGAGGCCGACACGTCGGCGTTGACGATATTGGTGATGGTCGGCACGGCGGCCGAGTTCATCTTGGCTGGGGTCACGACTTCTCCCGAGACCCAACTATACCCTGCTGTGATTGTCGCCATATTATGCTGCTCCCTTCATGATTCCCGTGTTGACCAGCGCGGTGCGGGCCGCGTTTTGAAGTGTTTTGATGTTGGCCACGTCCGTGCGGATTTTGGCCAGTTGCGAGGCCAGCGAGGCAATGGCATTTTTGATCGCGGTTAGGTCGGCTTGGGCATAGGCAGCGCCCGCCGTGATAGCCGCCAGCGTGGTCGAGGCCGTCCCTCCGGTGCTGTCTGTCAGCGAGTCCTGAGTCTGCGCCGCTGCTGCTGCTTGTCCGGCGGCGGCCGGCTGCACCACCGGCGTCACGTTCCAGAAGCCAATCTTTTGCCCCACCGCCGTGCCGATTTTGGTGCCGGTGCCGGTGTTGACCACAATGTCGTCCGCATCGCCCATGGTTAGGCTGCCGTTAAGCGTGGTTGCCCCGGCGACCGTCAGCGTGCTATCTAGCACCGCCGCGCCGGTCACATCCAGCGTGCCAGGCACGTCGATATTGTCAGTCCATTCCACTCCGGTTCCGGCAGCATCGGTCTGCAAGAGTTGCCGTGCGGCGCCATCGGCTAACTTGCTCACCGCGATTTCGGCCGAGGCAGACACGTCGGCGTCTACAATCACGCCAGAGCCAATAGCGGTCACGCCGGAGCTGCTGACCGTCACATCTCCGGTGATCGCTGTGGCGGTCGGCACATTGCTGGCATTGCCCAAAAGCACCTGACCCGCCGTAATGCTGGCCAGCTTGGTGTGCGCGATGGCCGCCGAGGCGTTGATCTCGGCATTGACGATATTGCTGATCGTGGCGCTATCGACCAGCGCATTGAGCTTGGCCGCCGTGACGGTTTCGCCCCCACTGAAAGTGTGTCCCTTGCTTAGTGTTGCCATAATTATTCGCTATGTCGTGTTTCGGTTTGCGGCATGCTGGGCATGGCCGCCTCCACGCCGACCGTGCGGATCTCCGGTCGTTCGGCGGTGGTTTCAAATTCAATTTCGCAGTAATGCGCCTTCGTGCGGATTGGCTGCTTGAGGGTGTAATCCTCAGCCAGACCGGACGTGTTGGTCATTCCCGGCACCAGTTCGATTTCCTTGTCAGGGTTGACCATCAAGGCGTTGACCTTGATTGATCCGGTATTCGGCAGAACTACGTCCGACATCACGCGCACGAATCGCTTGCTGCCCATGGTGCCGAATCCATAGCGGCGCGTCTTGAGGCGACCACCCACCGGCGTGAAGTAGTCGATGCCCAGCGTAGAATCCGGCGGATCATCTCCGCGCTCCACGTCTTCCAGCAGAAACAGTTTTCCGGTCAACGATGCGGCAAACAGACGGCGGCTTGTCGCATTGCGCTGGGCCACGATCAGATTGCTGATCCCAAAAGGATAGCTGTCGATGGTTTCCCATTGCTCGTTGAGCGCCGAGTAAATGAACAGCGCATTGTTGAGGTCCGCGCCATCGACCGGCGCTGCCAGCCAGTAACGGTTGTCGTGCCACAAACCCACGGCGTTTTCCGCTCCATCGCTCGGAATGCGGGCGATCTGGTCCGCGATGGCGTCCGAAAGAGGCTTGGTATCTCCGCGCAATTTAAGATCCAAGCGCGCATCGAGGCGGTAGACGCCGGCGTCCGAAAGGAAATAAATATACTGACCGGCCGTAGCGATGGACCGGCGGGCGCTGCAACCAATTTCATCCGTCAGCAAATCCAAACGCGAGACCAACCCGTCGCCGCTTGATGGGTCGTAAGTCTGGTTCACGGTAGCCAACCAGATGCTGTTGCGCATGAAGATAAGGAAGCTGCCATCCGCCCATGGATGCACCGCCACGATGTAGTCGTTGCTCCCTTTGTTGGCGCGAAAGCTGGCCCAGAACGGATCGTATAAATCTGGGCTTAAAATATCGGAGAGCATCACTTGGTCGCGGCCGTCCGGCAGGACGAGGCGGTTGCCGATATAGCTGGCCCACGGCACCGAGCGCATCCGGCGATACGTTGCGCCCTCGGACGGCACGCCGCCCGGCGCCTTGGCGAAGCCGGTCAGAATGTCGCCCGTCCAGTAAAGCGGCGGCTTTACCCGGCGCACCGTGCGACCGGCGGGCGCTGACGCCATGGACGCCGTGCCGCTCGGGACCGTCACGGTAAAGCTGTTGGCGCTTGAAGCGCTGACGATGTCGTATTCCTGCCCATTGAAAGCCGCCACCGACCCGCCCTCGATGCGCACCCGCTGTCCGGCTGCGTAGCCATGGGCGGTTAGAGAAATGGTCGCCGTCGTGCCCACCACACTCACGGCCCCGATCAACGTCTGCGATCCCCAGCCAGCCACATTCTGATCCGCCTCCCGCAGCAGATACATCCGGTCAAATGCTTGGACAAGGCTCACGCTGTCGGTCGTCTCGATGGTCTCGTCCGCCGGATACGGCAACGGCTGAAGATAGTTGATCGCCACCAGCGGGTTGCCGTTCTCATCCGTGATCGGGTCGCCGGTGTGGTCGGTGATGATGCTCTCGGCTTCTCCGAGGCTGTCCGTGTCGTTGTAGATGAAGGCGCCGCTGTTGGTTGCCAGCAGGATGTATTCCTTGTTGTTCAGCCCCGGCGAGCGGTAGGTGCCGCTGGCAAAGACACCATTCGGATAAGTCGTTAGCACTTGCACCCCGGCGTCCCCAATGCCCAGCGTGAAATCCAGCACCGTCTCCGTTGTCTCAATGGGGTCAAACCGGAACGGCAAGGTCAGCGGGAACCCGCTCGGCAGCAGCTCATCCGCCAACCGCCGCGCCCCCTTGCGCGTTTTGGCCGTGCCACGATCCAACCGCATGTTCTCCGAGAGCTGGAGCATACCCGCCGGCAACGCCACTGGGTTCATCCGGCTGGCAAAGCCGATGAAACCTGCGTCTCCGTCGCGTGCTATGGGACTTTCGAGGGGCATATTTATCCGCGTTGCATGATGACCCAGTTGGTCCCGTCGCTTTTGAGCTGCGCCCACGCGCCGTCTGTCGCGGGCAGTATGGATGTTCCGGCGACAGTGTCGTCGATTGGCACTACGCTTGCCGTTGCCGACACAACCGCCTGCGCCTGCACTGTTTTGATGTTGAGCAAGCGTCCGGTTGACGTTGTTGGGTCCGGCAAGGTTGCGGTGACCGTGGCGGCGCGGTTGCAAATAATATCGGCATCAGTCACGCCAACGGTAAAACTATTACTGCCCGAAACCGTCCGCACACCTTCTCGTTGATCGCCCAAAACCAGTCCGGTGCAGTCGGCAATGTTCCAGCGCTCCGAGGTGTTGGCAATCTCGTTGTTGGAAAACGAGCCGGTTGTCACAAATGATGCGCGAATGCCAAACGATCCTCCGTTGACAATGTTTCCCGTCACGGCCACGCGATTGATAGACGCACTCGCAGTTCCCAGAAAGTATAGATTCTGCACGCCGGACGTTTTCCAAATGTTGTTCGCCACAACCACGTCATTGATTGATGTTCCGCTGCCCTGAGCACGCACGCGGCAACTTTGCACTATCGAATTGTTGCAGGCCGTATTTCCGGTAATGGCGACATTGCTAATTGATCCAGAAACGGCGGTTACCAAAACGTGAGCGTCGGGCGGTCCCGTCATCACATTGTCGCTGATCGTCGCTCCGCAAATTGTGGCCGAGCCGGTCGTCTCGTTGCTAACATTGATTGCTGTTGAAGTTGCCGACAGGCTTTCGGCGCAACGAATTAAGTTGTTTGCAATCACCGTTGAGCCGGTGCCAATCAATGGTGAGACTTGGTGAAAAATCGCGTGTCGCTTGGCGTTGACCACAACATTGTCCGTGATGACACAATTCAATCCTTGGCAGATTATGCCGTCCAGCGTTCCGCTTGTCGCAGCAACCTGTTCGACGATGTTGCCCTTGACCGTGTAGTAGTCGGTTGTTGGGTGAGCGTCTATGCCGGCGTCGCGGGCGGCCATAATTTTGTTGTTGGCCACAGTGATGAACAGATTGACCCCGCCGTCTGCGCTGGCGGTGCCGGTGGCTACATAGTGTCTTTGATCTTCGCTATACCCGTTGGTCACGACTCCGTTGTAGCAACCGTTGACAAAGGCAACGCCGTAAGAAAAACCGTCTGAGCCGGTGCCGCTTGTCCATTTTGACCGGCGGCACTTCGTTGCGTTGACGACCGCGTTAATACAGCGGTCCAAATACACGCAGGAATAGTCTACATCCAAAAATGAACAGCTATCGATTACGACATCGGCACACAGCTTCATATACAAAGCAGCTTGTTGGTGATTTTGCGCCCCAATAAAGGAAATGTTTTGCAGAACGATGTTGCGCCTTGGTGACACGGACGCAATGCGGGCCGTGTCTGCCGTGTTGAAATTGTATAAAACGGTGTCGTGCAGGCGAAGCTGCGTTGCGCTGTCAATGGCTTTGACTTTGGCATATTGGCCAAGCGGAAGGCTGCCGAAAAACAGCGTGTTGCTTTGGAGCCAGACGTATTGATCCACTGAAAACACGCTGGTGTTGGCTACCGTAATAACATTTGTTCCCGCGCTCGCATTGGCGGACAAATTGCTAAAAGCTCCCTGCGTCCCCTCAAATCTAATGACAAAATCCGCAGTCGCCGCTTGGTTCGGCACGTTGGAAATGTCAATAGTCATGTCTTTTACTGTGACATGCTCGGTGGTCACGGTAATCGGCGCAGTGATGCGATACGTTTTGCTGGCTCCGGTAATTGTTTTGTAGCTGCCGCTATTTAGTGCAGCCGCCAATGCGGCAGTGTCGTCGGTCACGCCATCGCCTACCGCTCCGAAATCTTGGACGCTGACGGTGTCGGCAAAGCGGTCGGCTAATAGCCTGGGCGCAGTCGTTCCTGTGGCCTCAAAGGTCATTAGCTCGGCCGCCGTGGCACGCTTGGTGATGCCGCCTTGGCTGATGATGAGTTCGTCGGCGGCGTTGACGGTTGTGGCGTCGGTTAGTTGGGGAATTGTCTTTGGCATATTAGGCGATGTCTTTTCTGGGGTGTGTTAAAACGTAGCTGACGGTCTTGGCGTTGTTCCTTTTCATCTCGGATTCAACGAGGGAGATGAAGGCGGGCCACTGGGCGGGCGGCAGGGTCTGGCATCCTTCGCTGTTGGTGCGGGTGATTCCGCCGCGATGGATGTTGATGCCGAAGAAGCCGGTCTCTTCGTTGCCGCCGTCGCGCTGGACGGTGACTGCATCGCCTTGGACCAGAGCCTTGTAAGGGTTGCCGCTCCGAAGGCCGTGCTTGCCCAGCTTGTAGCGGTAGACGCCTGACTTGAGGGATGCGTAGCCTTTGCCGATCTTGGGATTCTTCCCGCTGCGTGCCGGATCGACGTTGGCGTTAAAGGCGGCGTGGACATTGGGCGAAACAAGGATAATGGCGTCGTCGTAGATGCCTCGGTCGTTCTTGCCGGTCGCGCCCATGCTGTCGCGGTAGTAGCCACGAATGCCGACCAGACACACCGGATCGCTGACGTTGGCAGCCTTGAGCTGCTTCAGCGTATCGTCGCGCTTTTGTTGTGGTCGGCTCTTAGGGATCACTTGGTCGGCTCTTTGACAGTCTTTGCGTCGAACGTGACGGTGGCTTGCTGCTTAATGAAGTCGTAGCCCAGCGTGACGCACCCAGCCGCAAGAGCAGCCCAAGACGCGGCGAGGATCGCAACTGCAACTAGTTTTGTGGCGCGGGCGTGGCTCATGGAGTCAGAGGCGGGCGGTCGAATCCTTCGCTACAATTAATCCCCAGCCCGCGAGTAGACTTGCGGTTACGAGGCCGAGGTCGGGGATGCTGCCGTTGGCGAGGAACTCGCGGCCAGCGGTCGAGAGCGAGGCGATGATAGTGAGCGCTCCAAGGAGCGAGGTTTTCCAGTTTCTCATTTCTTTAGTTCTTTCTGTTTCTTCCTGATGTCGTGAAGGACGCTGATGAGCGTGGCCAGTCCGACCAAAATTCCGATGATGAGTCCGCCGATGCGGAGGGTTGCTTCCAAGTGGGGCAGCATGCTGAACACTGAGGAGCCGATGGACGTGGCCGTGCCGATGACGCCCTTCTCGGTGGTGCTCATGTTATGATGAAAATACGACAGGCTCATCGCGCGGCTCCTCAATGGGTTTACTTGCGGTAGGCGATGACCGTGCCGCTGTGCAGCTTGATGGCACTGAAGAAGCCGTCGAGGGTCGTGCCCGCCTTGATGAGCGCGGCGCTGGCCTCGGTGGCGTTCGCGGCGCCGGTGAGGTTGCCGGTCAGCGTGTGGAACTTGGTGTCGGTCATCACGTCGATGGAGACGATGTCAGCGGTGACGGTGTTGGTGTCGCCGATGAATTGGCTGCCGGACGTGCGGTTGGTGATGCGGGTATTAGGATGCATAGTTAGTATTGGTTGACGCGGGCGGTCCACATGGAGGGTTGGCCCTGTTGGAAATAGTATTTGTCGCGCTGGGAGATCAGCTCGGACTCGGCGAGCTGTTCCATGGCGAGAGCCTTGTCTAGCTGGCCGTCTTCGGTGAGGAGATCGGAGGTCAGCATGAGCGCGACTGCTTTGGCGATGACGGCGGGCACTGTCGCCGAGAGGTTGCTCGCCGAGTATTCGGTCGGGCGGATGCGGTAGTTGACCCAGACGGTGGTCGGCAGGTCGGTGCTTTGCGGGAAGCGCACGTTGTCGCCGAGGAGGGTGAAGCCAATCTGGCGGGGTGCAACGTGTGTTGCAGGGTTGTCTCTTAGGACGGAAAATACCTCTCCCATCACTTGCTGACCCACCTGCTCGTAAGGAATATAATAGCCGTTCGTGTCGTTGCCTTCGACGGTGCGTTCCTCGACGCGCATAAGCTCAGGCCAGTCGGCCCATTCCCAGCAGTCGGCGATGCGTTCGTTGGCGGCGGCGGTCATCATGGTGCGGGCACCGGATGGGATGTTGGAAATATCCGAGCCGTCGTTGCCGCTGCGTTGCCATGCGCGCAACAGGATGCTTTGCAAAGTTACAGTTCTCACGGTTGGTTAAGAGCGGTTGCGGCCTCAATGACAACTTCGGCGAAGGTGTGCGGCGGCGGCGTTAAAGCAGCGGTAAGATTTTCGGGGTCGAGCGCGGCGGTGAACACGATGGCGTTGATCCAGTCGCGGACGGCGTCGGCTTTGGGTGATTGCGCAGCGGCAGCGGTCAGCATTTGCAGAAAGTAGAGAAGCAATGTCGGACGGTTTCCGGCATAGTCATAGGTTGCCAAGTGGGACTCGGCGGCGATAAGGGCGGCGTCGGTCGTCATGTCGTCAGGGGGATAATCAGCACGCGGCTTTCGGCCTTAAGGACGCTGGCGGTGGCGTTGCTGTTGTTTTGGCTAAAGCGAAATTCTGCGGTGCCGCTTGTGGCCGTGGTACGGAAAGCGAAGATGGAAAAGACGGGGCCAGTCTGCGCGGCGGCGCGGCTGACGCTTTGGATGTTAAGCTCATCGGCGCCAATAGTGCTGACGCTGCCAGTGACGCCTGCGCCAGTTATGTTGATGCCGTAACCGGCTTGAGTTGCTACGCCTTGGAAATTGCTCGGAACGTTCAGAACCATGCGAAAGCCGCCAGCGCCTGCGTCTACCTGCCAATAGCACAGCGCGGCATAGGTTGTCGTGGCAGCGGCGGTGAAGGACATGCCGCTGATGGCGGCCAGCGTTGTGCTGCTGGTCACACTCATGTCGGCCGAGGGCGCGAGCACTACGGCGTCTTTGAAGGCGCCGAGAAAATTGGACAGGAGCGCGATGGTGCCGGAGCTGTTGGGGATACTTAGGGTCCGCGTCTGTCCGGCGGCCACGTTGGTGCCGACATCGAACTTGGCCGCTTTGGTCGGGTCGGTGTTGTCGAAGATCAGGAACGCATCGTCGGACATGACATCGTGGAAGGACGTGTCGGTGAGCTGGTAGTCGTCGTCTCTGTCAGAACCAACCGTGCCGATGCGGATATAGATGCCGGCCTGTTTGTAGGAGCTGAAGGGCCATGTTCCCGAGTTTGAGCGCACCAGCCAGCGGCTATTGAGCGCAGCGGTGCCGTCGAGCGGGAGATCCGCATAGGTTGCCACTTCGCCTGCGAAGAAGGCAGAGCCACCGCCGCCTCCAGACCCCTTGAGGTCGAAGTTGCCGGTGAACGGATTGAAGGCGAAGCCCATTACAAATTAGAAATTGGAGATTTAAGAGCGGGTGACGGCAGCGAGGTCCGCGTCGTTGGTCGTTGGCGGGTTTGTCGTGTAGGAGAAGGTCAGCGTGGCGACTGTTTGGCCGGTGCTGCCGCCCTCCTTGTATTGCACCGTTTGGATGTTGTTGGTGCCGGAGTAATACGAAATGCTGAGATAGTCGTGCTGGGGGATGTTGAGGCCAGCGACGTTGCGGACGTTAATGTTCGGGTGCATACGGTTAGGCGGCGGGTTGGGCGGTCATGCCGAGTTGCTGGTCTTGCTGCATCTTTTGCAGCGCGGGTTGCGCGCCGGTGCGGCCGATGACGGCGTTTTGTTGCTGTTGGAGCTGGAACTGGAAGGCTTGCGCGCGGGCGTCGATCATTGAGCGGAAGATTTCGTCTTGCTGGTAGCGCTGCTGGACGGCGGGGTTGCTCTGGATGATTTGCTGCAAGGTTTGCAGGCGGACTTGGGCGTTTTGTCCGCCTTCTTTCAATGGGGGTTCGGTGCCTGCGGCGATTTTGGCGAAGGCGGTTTGTTCGTCTTCTTGCTCGGCCTGGGTAGCGGCGCCGATGTCTTTGATGAGGATGCCAGCGAGATTTGGGTCTACTGCCTGCATCATATATTGGACCAAGCCGACTCGATCGATAACGCCGAAGCTGTCCAAGGGAACGAGCACCTTGGCGAGGTAGTCTAGCTTGGCGCCGAGGGCTTCGGAGTCGAGGAGCCGGGCGTCGAACTCGCAGGTCACATCAAAGCGGCCGCGGATGTCGGCGGGGTTGGCAGTGAGCGGGAGATTGGGGTTGCCGGTGACGCGGGCGACTTCTTCCGCGGTCATATACTGCTGACAAAGAGCGAGCGTCTGGACGAGGCAGAGCTTCATGTCGAGGAGCCAGCTATCGACCAGCTCTTGGGTGTGCAGCATGTAGCGTTGCGGCGGGACGGCCTCGCTGATGCGGCCGAAGTAGTTGTCCACGTCGTTGCGGATGGACATTTCGACTTCGATGCTGCCGGCGTCGGGCTGCGGCGGGGTCATCCACGAGATCTCGCCGGGGCGGCGCTCGGGGATTTGCACGCCCGGTCCCATGATGAGGTCCATCTTGCCGCGCGCGGCGGGGGTTTTGAGCGGGGGCAAGGTGACGATGCTGGCGCGGTCGCCTCGCATGTCGCGTTGGATTTTGACTTCTTCCTGGGCGGTCTGGACGATCTCCGGCACGCCGCGGGACTCCAAGATGGGGCGCGAAGCGCGCTCGCGGGGCAGCTCTACGAAGGGATAGAGCGCGTGGCTGTAGGGCAGGATGTCGTGGACAGCGGTGCGATCCGGAACGTGGTAGCTGAGGACGGTGCGGGTGACGCGCATGGCCTTGGTGCGGTCGTCGTGCTCCTTCCTGTAAACGTGCCAGATCTCGATCATGTCGCGCTGGTGGTCGTAGAGGAACTGGTCGCTGCGGTGGAGGTTCAGCGAGATGCGGCGGATGTCGCCTTTCTTCTCCACGACTTGCTCAACCCATTTGTCGTCCCAACCCTCTACAGCGGCACGTTCGCGCAACTCCGGTTCGGTCATTAGCTCGCGTCGGGCAACGAACGCAGCGCGCTGTAACGAGTAGGTCTGGGCGGGGAAGATGATGTCTTCCCATGGCTCAAGCGCGGTCCACTGGGGCCGGCTTTCAAAAACGTAGGGTTGCTCCCATTCGACGAAGCCTTTCTCGCGGAACTGGCGGACCTTGGCGGTGGTGCCTAGCTCTGGGATGACTTCGCCCATGAGCTGCGCGGCGAGTTCTTCCTGCTCGGGGTCGAGGACGACCTCGAGGAGGGCTTGCAGGTTGGGGTCTTGCGACTCCTGCAGCATCATCATGGCGTCTTCCATGCTGAAGCTCTTGATCTCGGTGCGGGTGGTCTTGATCCAATCGACGGCCATGACGGCGAGGCCGTAGGTTTCTCTAAAGTTTGCGGCGAGCTGCACTTCGCGCCGGAGGTCATCCAAGACGTGCTGGAAGAGGAGCCACTTGAGGACGGACTCCGCGGCGCTGCGCTTGTCGATGTCCATGGACTCGACGGGCTGGACTTGGACGCGCGCCTTGAAGAAGGCGTTGGTCAGCATGGCAATATGATCCCGGCAAATCGTATCAGCCAAGCGAACACGAGAATCAAGACTTTTGTCCCAAGGAAACGGGCGCTTGCCGAGAGCCTCTTGGTGTTTGCGGCCGTCGTCGGTCTGGCCGGCCCAGATGCAGAAGCGGGTGTTCCAGTTGCGGAGCTTGCGCTGGACGTAGCCGCTGCCATCGGCGTCGGCTTCATCGATGTCCGAGAGGATCTCGGAGATTTTGTCGCGGTCGGGTGCTTTGATCATTTGGCTACGTTCCGCTTGCTAAGTTGCTGCATGATTGACTGAGCGGCCTTGCGCTGCTCGTCGGTGACGTTGCCAGCGGACGGGTCGTTGGTGAGAATGCGAGAGACGAGCGTTTGCCGCAGGGCAGGCTCATTGGTGCCGTAGGCTGTTCCTTGGAATGCCTTCATTTGCTCTGGCGTGACCTTGAATTGCGGGTCGATCTTGTTGTCTCGCATGAAGAGCCGGATGGCTTCGTTTTTGGCGACTCCGAGTTGCTCTTCATATTTCAGCCCACTGTAGGGATTGAGCACGATGCGGCCGTCTTCAGCGGCCATGCCCGCAACCTTGGTGTTGAGCGCAAAAAAGGTGTCCTCGCTTTTGTATGGCTTGCGCACTGCGTAGCCGTAGACCGATTGAGGAATTGCTTGAGCTTGCGGCATGTCACGGGACGAGGACGGTCGTTTTGCGCGGGGTGTAGTGGACGGCGGTCTCGGGGTGGCGCTTTTTGAAGTCATCGCGCCAACCTTTGTCGGCCCAGCACCCGGGTTCGGTTTTTTCCCAAGCCCAGTAGACATCGGCGTCGATGCTCATGGTGTGCTGGCCGATGCCTTCAACGGCGCATTGCTCAAGGCGCTCGTTGGCCTGCGCGATGCGCTGCTGCTCAAGGCCGGCCATGACGGCCTTGACGTTCCAACCTGTGAGGAGTTCCTCTTTGACGAGGTGGGCCATCTCATCGCCCAGGTCGTTGGCGATGCCGGTCCAGAGTGAGTCGGCCATCCTGAAGGCTGCGGCGCCCGGAGACGCCGCAGGTGATTCAAGACTTGGTCTGACTTAGAGCGCGTTGACGTTGGCGATGTGGAGGAAGACCTCCAGCTCGCCGGTGTTGTGATCCGCAAGGCTGTCGCCAGCGGTGCAAGCGAAGGCCGCTTGGATATACTTGGGCGAGGCTGCCGTGCCTTCCGTGAACACGAACGGGGTCGCAGAGGGGTTGACCTTGTAGAACACTTCGTCGCCGCTCGGGTTCAACTCCTGAGACGCGATGAACGCATCGTCGTCAGCGGTCGCGTCGTTGTGACCAATCTTCACCGTGGTGGTGATGGTCGCAGCGTCCGAGCTGTCGAACACAGCGGTCAGGCTTGTCGCCGCGGCTTTGACAACCGTGCCAGCAACCACAGGGATGAGGTTAATGGTCTGGGCCGCGTCGGTGTCGGTGAGGTCGTTGTGGTCGAGGATGACCTTGTGCGTGTAGCCAAAGGCGGCTTTGCTTTCGTAGGGCAGTTCGTAGACTTTCATTTTAAGTTTGTTCCTTGGTTAATGATTAGGCTGCGAGCGCCACACCGGCGGTGAACTTGCCCTGGGACTGCGGGGCCAAGCAGGTGACCGAAGCGATAGCATCGATCAGCGCCCTGGGGCCGCCACCCAAATCAGGCAATTCGCGCATGGCCGGACGCTTGGCGAAGCGGACTTCGCACTGATCCATGTTGAGCACGAGGCCGGACGAGTTTTTCGCCGTGTCGCTGGAGTTGTTCTGCCTCAAATAAAGGCTAGGCAACAAACGCAAAGTGCCAAAATCGCCCTCAAACACATTCACAGCAGACACGATGCGCTTGGCATCAGCCGAGGTGTTGAACGTGCGGATCGACAGGCCAGCGCCAGCCGAGCCGGTGCTGAAACGAGTGTACTCGGTGAAGGTGCGCTTGAGCGAAGGTCCGCAGAGGAGCACCATGTCGTCGATCTGGCCGGTCTGCGAGTAGATGCTCTGGAGGAGCGTCTGCACGGCGGACTCGGTCGGCGCGGCGTCGGTGTTGATGCTGGCGGTCGGAGTGCGGTAGGCGGCCGGGACCGGGAGGTCACTTTGAGCCGCGCTATCGATGAAACGGAACAATCCGCGTGTGCGATACGGGTTGGCGCCGCTTTGCTCTTGCGACTCGCGGTCGGAGCAGAAGGCACTTTCCATGTCGCGCTTAGTCTCTAGGAGAGCCTTGGAAACGCCAACGGCGAGCTGCTTCTTGCGGCCGATGCCGGCAATGTCGCTCGCCTCTTGGACGAACGTATCGACCTTAACGGCACGGCGGAACATCTGCCCGCGGGCGCTCAGGAGGGCGCGGTTTTTGGCCGGATCGTCGAACGTGGAAACGTCCGAATTGCTCAAGACGCCGTCGAAGGACGGGTCGTTGTATTTGTCAGCTTGGAAGCTGTAAACGGCAGCGTTGGTGATGTCGGCGCCTTTGCGGGCGGCCGAAACGAAGGGCGTGTTTTTTGCATCGACGATAGTGATAACGTCGCTCAGGTCTTCACGCTGACCTGTCACTGGGAAAATGGATCCAGTAG